TGTATTCCCTTCAGAAAGACCATTGTAAAAAGAATCGTCTCCCTTGGAATGGCGTAAAGGCTCAGTCAAGCGCTAAAGAAGCCTTTGATCGTTTGTTCAATCTTAAGTGGACACCACCGGGAAGAGGTCTCTGGATTATGGGAACACCTCTTGTAAATCTTCATAAGAACTCTGCTGCTCTTCAGAACTGTGCTTTTGTGTCTACATCTGAAATGTCAAAAGACAATCCAGCAGAGCCTTTTACTTTCTTGATGGAGGCCTCAATGCTTGGCATCGGTGTTGGTTTTGATGATAAGGGTTCTGATAAAGATTTTGTTATCTATGAACCAAACAGAACAACGGTGATTGATGTTATTGCTGATGACCGCGAAAGTTGGGCAAGAGCTACTGGTGATTTGATTAATTCTTATCTTAAGCCATATCAGAATGCTATTGAGTTTGACTACAGCCTCATCCGCCCATACGGTTCACCAATTGCTACTTTTGGTGGCACAGCATCAGGCCCAGAGCCTTTGATTAAACTTCATAAAGCAATTAAGAAGATGTTTGAAGGTCGTGCTGGTGAAAAACTTACATCAACAGATATTGCTGACATTGGAAATCTTATTGGTGTCTGTGTTGTTTCGGGAAATGTTCGCCGTTCTGCCGAACTTTTTATTGGTAGAAATACAGAAGAGTTCTTGAATCTTAAAAACGCATCCGTTTATCCAGAAAGAAACTCTTATGACCCAGAAAATCCGGGTTGGGGTTGGATGAGCAATAACTCAATTGAAACAACAGTTGGGGCTGATATCTCCAACATTGTTGACGGTATTGCTCTTAACGGAGAACCCGGTGTTATTTGGATGGACATGTCTCGCAAGTATGGTCGTTTAATTGATCCACCAAACAATAAAGACTGGCGTGTTGCTGGATATAATCCGTGTGCAGAGCAGTCGCTTGAATCGTATGAGTGTTGTACGCTCGTTGAGACTTATTTAAATCGCCATGATTCTCTTGAGGACTATAAGAGAACTTTAAAGTTCGCTTACCTGTACGCAAAAACTGTAACTCTTCTCCCAACACACTGGGAAAAAACAAATGCAATTATGCAGAGAAACCGCCGTATTGGTGCATCAATGTCTGGAATTGCAAACTTTGCTGATATTAACGGAATCCCCGTTCTTCGTGAATGGATGGATAGTGGATACGAAACTGTTAAGAGATATGACAATATCTATTCAGAATGGTTTGGCATCCGTGAATCAATCAAGATGACAACGGTTAAGCCATCTGGAACAGTATCAATCCTCGCCGGCGAATCACCAGGAGTTCACTGGACACCAGGAGGAAAATACTTCCTTCGTGCAATTCGTTTTGGAAATGATGACCCAATGCTTCCTCTGTTCAAGATGGCAAACTATAGAGTTGAACCTGCATCTGAATCTCCAGAAACAACCTCTGTTGTTTTCTTCCCAATTCAGTCTGATTCTGAAAGAGCGGAAAAAGATGTGACCATTTTTGAAAAGATGGCTATCGCTTCTGTTGCACAGCGTTACTGGTCAGACAACTCTGTCTCTGTAACAATTTCTTTTGATTCAGAAACTGAGCAAAAGCATATCGGAACGGTTCTGCATATGTATGACGGTCAGTTGAAAACTGTTTCCTTCTTACCTTCTGGAAACTTCACATATCCTCAAATGCCATACACGCAAATAACAGAAGGTGAATACATTAAGGAAACATTAGACCTTTTCCCAATCGATTTTGCTGGTGTTTATGCAGGAATGGCAGCTGATGCTGTTGGAGAAGCATATTGCACAACAGATGCGTGTGAAATTAAGTTGATTAAAGATAATATCTAATCTTTTTTACCAATTAGTGTAGATAAAATAAAGAAAGTAATGTAGAATTGTACTGAAATGACTTCTGATATGATTAAAAGTAAAAATATCTGGGTGCCAGAGAGATCTTATGGTGTCTGCCTTTGGATAATGGAAGATGGTCTTCCACTATCAGATGGAGATGGTGTTCTTTGTGCCGAAGGTTTAATGAATGATCCTGTGATTGAGAAAAAAGTTGCAGAGGCTGCTAGATATTGGACAGGCAGTGATGTCGGAAAGGTGAGTTGGGTTGCTGGTGCAAGAAAAATCTCTGCATCAGAAAAAGACGATCAAGCAGAAAGACTCTCTAACGGTCTGGTCGCAGATCCTTATGAAGACATCCTTGATGCCTACTTCTCTCATCAGAGGGTTAAATGAACGATAATAGAATGGTTCATGTTGAAAACGAATTGTCTTCTGATGTTGAAATCGAGGACATTGCTTACATCTCTTCAGATTCCTACGAAGAAAGTGTTGACCCATTTTCCGTTATTAAAATAGATTCTCTTCCTCCAAAAATGAAGAGAAAAGCTATTTCTCTGAAAAAGAGACATGAGGGCGAGGATGGAACAAAGTCTAAGTACTTGGACCCAGAGGTTGTTAATGGCTACTCACTTTGGGATATTGTAAATCCTCCTTACGATCTTGATAACTTGGCAAGACTTTACGACCAGAGTGCAATTCACAATGCTGCTATTAATGCAAGAGTTATGAACACCGTTGGGCTTGGTTTTGAGTTTGTAGAAACATTAAAGTCAAGAAGAAGAATTGAAAAAGCCCAAGATGACAAGGCGAAACTTGAAAGAGTTCGTAGAAATCTTCAAGATACAAGGGAAGAGCTTGAGCAACTGTTTGAAGACTTCAATGTTGAAGAAACTTTAATTGAAACACTTGTTCGTGTTTGGCAAGATTGTTTAACTGTTGGAAACGGCTACCTTGAGGTTGGTCGAAACAATGCTGGCAAGGTCGGCTATATCGGTCATATTCCAGCAACAATGATTAGAGTGAGAAGAAAGCGTGATGGCTATGTTCAGTTGTCAAGAGCTAATAAGATTCAAGCAGTGTTCTTTAGAAACTTCCAAGATTTAGAAATGGATGACCCAATCAATGCTGATCCAAGCCCAAACGAAATTATTCACTTTAAGATATATTCACCAAACAGCACTTACTACGGAATTCCTGCAGCAATTTCAGCTGCTGCCGCTATTGTTGGCGATAAGTTCGCAAAAGAATACAATATTGATTACTTTGAGAATAAAGCAATTCCAAGATACGCAATCATTCTGAAAGGCGCAAAACTTAGCAACAAGTCAAAAATGGAACTTGTTAACTATTTTAGAAACGAGATTAAGGGCAAGAATCACGGAACATTGGTTGTCCCCCTTCCTGCTGGAATTGGTAGCGACTCTGATATTAAATTTGAAAAACTTGAAGCCGGTGTGCAAGATGCTTCGTTCGATAAGTATCGTAAATCAAACCGTGATGAAATCTTGATTGCAAACAGAGTTCCTGCTCCAAAAGTTGGTGTCTATGACAATGCAAACTTGGCTGTTTCAAGAGATGCAGATAAAACATTTAAGATTCAGGTTATTGGACCAGATCAAGCTGTTATCGAGAAGAAGATTAATAGACTTCTTTCTGAATTTACAGACCTTCTCCAGTTTAAGCTAAAGAAGATTGACCTTCTTGATGAAGATATGGAATCAAGAATTCACGATAGATATCTCAGAACTGAGGTTATTAGTCCAAATGAAGTCAGAGCTAAAATCGGCCTCCCAGAAAAGTCTGATGGTGATGACATGCTTCCTTTCCCAACAAAGATTAAGAAAGAAGAGTCTGCTGGTGCTCCATTTGGTAATTCAAATGGTTCTGCCGCAAACCCTCCGCAATCACGATCTGATAGCGGCGCTACGCCAAGCGGTGTTCAGGGTTCTGGAGATCAAAAAGAAAGAGGCCAGAGTCAAGACTCTGGTGACAATGTGGATACTGTAAAAGTATTCGAAGGAGAAAACAATGAGTGAGCAAACTTTGGTTTATTCAGACACTAGCGTTACTAGCGCTGACAGTGTGGTAAGTATTGGAAGACACACATCTTCTATTAAATTTTATAATGCAAGTAATGCAACAGATGCTGTTGTTGAAGTTAATGGTGGACCATTAAGAGTTTTAATTCCATCTACTGCTGAAGGCAATGCTGGTTATGTTGAGCTTTACGGAGATTATACAAAATTTCAAGTTATCACAGCTGGTGTAACAATTGCTGTTATGGCTTTTGGTTAAATATATAACATATAGTGTATAATTTTAGATTACGAGGTCTTTATGGAAAATTTTAATTTATCTTTCCCTATTGATATGATCAAGAAAGAGGAAAGAATCGTAAGCGGTATCGCAACCGCTGATAATATTGATAAGTCTGGGGATGTTGTTGAGTTCAACGCATCCTTAGAGGCATTTAAAAACTGGGGTGGAAATATCCGTGAAATGCACCACCCAATCGCTGTCGGTAAAGCTATTAGTTATGAACCAATTGAGATTACATCGGAAGATGGCGAGAAATATAAGGCCATCAAGGTAAGTGCTTACATTTCAAAAGGTGCTCAGGATACATGGGAAAAGGTTCTTGATGGAACCCTTAAAGCTTTTTCTATTGGCGGTAAAATCATGGAGAAGGCAGAGTCTACAGAGAAGATGTTTAGAGGTCGCCCTGTAAATGTTATTAAAAAATATACATTAGGTGAACTTAGTCTT